CGCCGGGGCTCAGCGGAGGTGATTGTGGTGCCGGAGTGGACGGACGCCAACGACTGGGCCGCGGCCTGTGACCCCTCGGAGGCGGAGGGGGTCTGCATCGGCTACCGGTTCGGGAAGGAGCCGGAACTCTTCATCGCCGATGAGCCCACTGTGGGGTCGATGTTCACCAACGATGAGATGCGGATCAAGTGCCGCTTCATCGTGGCCGTGGGGATAGGGGATTACCGGGCTCTGCACAAGAACAACGTAGCGTAGCGCGAGAGGAGCGGGGGACTCTCCTTTCCTCTGGGGTGGCGGGGCGCGGCGCACCGGGTCAAGATGGCTTTTCTCGATGAGGGCTGCGCCCCGCCGAGGTCAAAAGAATAGTAGGAGGCGAAATGGATATCGCAGCACACAAGACGCTGACGGCTGACGGGGCGGTGAAGAGCGGGCCGGGGGCCTTGGTGGCGGTGGCTCTCACCGGGGGCACGGACACGGCCACGGTTGTCCTTTACGACAACACGGCGGCCTCGGGGACGATACTTTGCACCCTGAAGGCGGCGGCCAACGAGAGCGTGGTCTTCGCGCCGGCTTTGCCCTACGCCTTCGCCAAGGGCTGTTACGCCGACCTTTCAGGCACAGGGCCTGAAGCGACGGTGGTGTATTTGTGATCCTTAGCCGACACTCTGAGGAGCGGAACTCTGCAAGTTATCAAGGAAGCGAAGCGCCGCGCGAGCGACCTGAATTGCTTTCTCCGCGTCAGCATGGGAGACGCCTATGCCTCGATGGATGACTTTGTTACGGGTATGGTAAAGCCACTTGCAATCACGCCATGTATCGCCCACAAAGCCGGTGCCATAGAGGGATTTCAACACTTCGTGCATTCGCTTCTCGAAAGATGCCCTATGAACAATCGTGCGCACTTCCTTGCTGACATCTCTTGCCCTGAGAGCACGGTCAATAAGGTCATAGAGTCTTGATTCTATGCTGGTATGCGCGCTAAGGAGGGCCTCTCTGTAGTTACCTGAGTGGAGTGCAGACCGTGCGTCGAGGAGTATCTTGTTCCAGACTTGAGGCGATGGGCCAGCACATATCTCTTGGATTTGCTTGAGGTGGTCGGAGCGTACTTTCCATACAGTCGGACTACGGAACAAGGTAACCGGGGTAGGTACGTCTGGTGGCACATCTTTGAGCGTAGCAGACAGAATGAACCCTTTTTCTTGCCAAGGAAATCCTCTCACCACGATCACGGGGATTGGTTTGCCATCACGTGTGACAGTCACGATAGTGACGGGTAGTTGTGTGCCAAGTCTTTCAAAGTACGGATCATTAAACACCTGTCTAAGAGCATCGATGAACAAGTTTAGGTCGGTCATTGCCAAGGGATACACAACCTTGCATGCGAACTCAGCTATTTGGTCTTTGGAGAGCCCTTCTTCAAGTTCAAACTTGCGTGTCCAGTAAACTAGGCTATCCGTTACCCGGAATGTGATCCGAGAGGATGACTCACCGTCACCAACGTCAACACTGAACTCAGTCGCCCCTTCAATCTCGGTTATGCGGGGCTGCAGCAGCTGTTCCCCAGGGCCGATGCTCACATCCATCTCGAAGGGTTCTTTTTCACCTTTTACATGTATTTCAAACTTAAGGGGATTTCGGTAGGCCGGAGGTAATATGGTGAAAGCGTAGAAGATTTGTTTAAGCATTTCAACCTCCAAGGTTACCCTAGTGACAGCACAGATATTCTAATGCCCTACGGCGAGGGAGGCAAGTCTAGTATGAACCTAATCACCATGCGTGACAACGTGGAAGCGGACCTGGACGATGCGGGGAACGCCATCTGGTCCACGGACGAGATAGACCGGGCCATCACCCGGGCGCTGGTCGAATACTCCAAGGTTAGCCCCCTGCGAGCCGTGACCACTATAGATGTCACCTCTGAGACGCGAGAGTTCGACCTCTCGGGGGTCTCGGGGCTCCTCCGCGTGGCCATGGTCTGGTGGCCCTACACCGCCGCAGAGCCGGAGTATCCCCCCAACTGCGTGAAGTTCCGCCTCTGGGCGGATACGCTATATCTTCAGACGGAAAATGAGCCCCAGTCAGGCGATGTGATGCGGCTTTACTACCTCAAGAAGCAGACCGTCGACGGGCTGGAGGGAGCCACGGCTACCACCATCTCCGCGGACGATGAGGAAGTGATCATCTTGGGGGCTACGGCCTACGCCGCCCTAGAGAAGGCACGAACGGCGATAGGGACGGTGGGCGTCTCCCAGGAGACGCCGGAGCATTGGCGAGACTGGGGGAAGGAGCGGCTCTTGGAGTTCAAGGCGGGGCTGGACTTCGTGCGCGACCGCGAGGCGACAGCCGAGGACGCCCGGGTGGGGCCTTGGGAGATAGAGGGGGTGGAGGGCGGCATCTGACAGTGTCCTGGCAGGCGAGAGTAGCCAAGCGCCTCCTCTCCGATGTCTGGCTCTTCAGTCGGTTAGTGGTGCGAAGGGAACTACGGGGTTATCAGTTGGAGCCGGCCAGGGCTATCTTGGACTCGGTCCTCAACCGGAAGGGGCTCACTTTTGCCGTGGTGATGAGCCGCCAGGCGGGGAAGAATGAACTCTCGGCGCAGTTGGAGGCCTATCTTCTGAACCTCTTCCAGCGGGCTGGGGGTTTCATAGTGAAGGTGGCGCCCACCTACCGGCCACAACTCATCAACTCCAAGTTGCGCTTGGAGGCCACCATGGAGAACCAGTGGAACAGGGGGAAGTGGCGGGGGAGAGAAGGGTACATGTTCTTCTTGGGGAAGGCAGGGTGTGTCTTCCTCTCCGCCGATAGACGGGCTCAGGTGGTGGGGGCTACGGCTAGCCTGCTTTTGGAGTGCGATGAGGCGCAAGATGTCTCGGAGGAGAAGTGGCAGAAGGATTTCGCCCCCATGGCCGCTTCCACTAACGCTACCAGGGTCTTCTATGGGACGGTGTGGACGAAGAAGACGCTTCTGGCCAGGGTGATGCGGGAACTCGAAAGGGACGAGGCAAGAGACGGGGTGAAGCGGGTCTTTTGTGTCCACTGGGAAAAGGCGGCAGAAGAAAATCCGGAGTATGGGGAGTATGTCAAGAAGGAGATATCGCGGAAGGGCCGGCAGCACCCCCTCATCAGGACTCAATACTTCTTGGAGGAGATAGACGCCCACGGGGGGCTCTTCGATGAGAGGAGACAGGCGCTGATGCAGGGGGCACAGAGGCGGCAGCGGGCCCCTACCGAGGGGAGGATTTACGCCGCCACCCTGGACGTGGCCGGGGAGGATGAAGAGATGACGGGGGAGGAGTTGCGGATGCAAAAGCCCCGCAAGGACTCCACCTGCGCCACCATCTTTGAAATCGATCTTTCCACCGTCGAGGATCCGCTCCTGGGAGCGCCCTCCTATCGGGTGGTGGATGTCTTCTACGATACGGGGACGCGGCATACTTTGCTCTATGGGAAACTGGTAGCCTATTTCCGGCATTGGGGCGTCCGCTGGATTGTGGCTGACGCCTCGGGGGTGGGAGCGGGGCTGGTCTCCTTTCTGTCGTCACCCCGGGCCTTCGGTCATAAGGTGATACCCTTCCAGTTCTCGCCGCCCAGGCGGAAGAGCGACCTGGGGTGGGCGTTCCTCTCCGTGGTGGAGACGGGGCGGTTCAAGTATTTCGCCGATGACGGGAGCGGGGATTGGGCGGGGTTTTGGCGGGAGGTGGAGGCGGTAGAGTACGAGGTCTCCGAGGAGAAGAGGATGAAGTGGGGCGTGCCCGATGGCGTGGTCGTGGAGGGGGTGGCCGTCCACGACGACCGGGTCATCTCCGCGGCCCTGGTCGCCGAGTTAGACGGCCTGCCCTGGGCTAGACCCAGCGACTCTTTCATCATCGAGAGGGGCGACCCTTTGAAGGAGATAGACAAGAGCGGATTCTAAGGAGGTGAAAGATGCAGATCTCGGAGGGGATGCTGTTTCTGAAGGTGGCCTTCTTGGCCTTGATAAACACCAAGATAGTGGAGTGGTTCGTAGCGCCCATCTTCGACTGGCGGGGGTGGGATCGGACCTGGCTCCGGTATGTCTCCGGGCTGACGGGGCTGCTTCTGGGACTGGCGGCGAGGATGGACCTCCTGGCCGAGGCGGGGATTGTCCTGGACTATCGGCTGGGGGTGCTCTTGACCGCGCTCCTCATTGGCGGCGGGGCGGGGCTCATTTACGACATCTTCACCGACCGGGGAGAGCCAAAGTTACCAGGACTGGAAGGATAAGCCCTCGATTGAGGGTCAGGAGTGGAAAGGATGGTGCAGGCTTATGAAGTGGAGAAGA